TGCGCCGGTCGTCCCCCCACCCCCACGGCTGTCGTACAGCCATACGACCAGGCGAAAGACTGCCTGGCACTACAGAACGAGATCAACGCCAACACCTACCAGGTCTCGGTACTGTCTGTGTCATTTGTCAGTGCTCCACTACTGGTAGTGATTGGTTGGTGTTGGTGACAGTACGGGCTGGTGTTGGTTTGGTGACGTAGAAACAGAAACCAAATCTGCCCAGCTTACAGAACGTCAGCCCACCGACGCGCTTACCACGTAAGATAGTAAACGCGAGGGCGCTGCATGTAATGCTGGCTAAGCAGGCAACAGTAAACAACAGGTGCAGCGTGTAAGTGTCGATGACGTACATAACCTCAGCACTCCTCGTCGATGGGCTCGTCGGCCCAGTAATTAGGGTCGGTCAGTACCTCGGGACGGTACTGGGCTAACTTACGCCGCTTACAAGCGGCGCAAGTACGACACAACGCGATGCCGCGAGCGTCGAACTGCCAGGTGGACGGCAGCCCGCTGCCGCACCAACATTCACGGTCACACATGTTAGTCCTCCCACGCCACTGCCGCAAATGCGGCAGCGAAGATAAGTACGAAGACCACGATGATGGCGATAGACAGTAGTTCCGATGGCATGTGTCAGTACTCTGTGGTTAGGGGCAGCGCACAGCGCTGCCCTAGGTGACGCGGTTACGGCCGAGCTTGCGAGGCTGCTACGCTGGGGTGCTCGACTGGGTAGCAGACCCAGATGTGGTTGATGTCGGCGCCGAGCGACGCATCGACGAACTGCTCGACTGCGTGGTCTACGTCGTCCGCTTCGCATAACCAAAAATCGTTGTCGGCGTCGTAGGCGATCAGGTACGTGTTCATGTGTCAGTACTCCGTTGGTTAAGTGAAGCCGCTTCGCAAGCCTTCATGCAGCGATGAAACTCATCGAGGCCCATGTCGGAGCCGATGCCCATCAGATACGCGAGCTGATGCGTCATGAGACGCAGCGCCGGATCGGTACGCAGCTGGTCAGTGCCACGGTACGCGATTTCCTTGCGCGCCTCGGCGCAGCCGTCGATGAAGGCGAGTGCGATGCCCGAGGGATTGCAAGCGCCGTTGATGATGGCGAGTGCGTCTTTGTGTCGTTGCGTCATGTGTCAGTACTCCGTTCGAACTGCTTGGTGAGGGGGGTGAAGGTGGGCTCCACTACCGGTAGTGGCTGGTGGTGGAGCGGGTTACTCACGGCAGGATTGCCGCTGAGAATGAGTATCATAAAGTAATCGCAAGTAAATGTCAAGTAAATAATATTTGGGGTAAGGAGGTTATGATTGGGTAAGTACTTCGATCACTTGCAGCATGTCCAGTACTTCCTGTGGGGTGGGCTGGGTCGGATAGGCTGCGTCGCCTGCGAAACCATAGCCCGAGGCGGCGCCGCCCAGGCTATCTCTCACGCCGAGCCACTCCAACGCGGAGGGGAGGAGGCGGTAATTGCCCAGGAAGCGCGTGTGATCCTGACGCGAAGACGAGGAGACGCAGAGGTCGGCGAGCTTCTGATTTATGCTGTGGCCTAACAGTATGCGTGATGACACTGGTAGTACGTATATTATGGGAGTGACATAGCTTGCCTGTAGGATGGTGTTGATCTGCTTTGCTGCCATACCGTCGTACTTGGGTGCCCAGGTCAGACCTGTGCTGAGCACGATGTGACGCTGCGTAAGTCGGTACGCGGTGGCGGTTGTGTTGTTATGGTCAGTGACATAACGCTCGACACAACGGTACACCATGAACGGATCGAGCTTGTCACCTGTGTATTTTAGGGGTGCATCGAGCACCAAAGCGCACATCTGGGCGGGTCGATCGCCTATGAAAACGAGGTCCATAGGCAAAATTATAACAGTAGTGGGATGGTGGGCAAGCGAAAATTGACCGTCGAGCATAAAACTAAACTCGTAAATTCATTGTTACGGGATGTAAGGAGGAAACTAAACACGTAAAATCGTGGTTACGAGGGGACGCGGGGGCGCCGAGGCGAGGTTGATCGAGAAAATTAAGCTAGTAAAATTGTCCACTACCGGTAGTGGTAAGGATCTGGTAGTGTACGGGCGCACCTGGGCGTTTCGCCACCCCCCCTACTCGTATCTGATAGGCTCACGTATCTATCTAGCAGTGTCTGAATGTAAAGTTAGTATCTCCACCCCCCCTACTCGTATCTGATAGGCGCTAGTAAACTCCACTACCCGGTAGTGGAATGAATAATTCGGGATTAATTAGGGGTCAATCCCGCGTTGCGTGCTCGTAAGCCATTGAAAACAAACATGATCTAAAAAAACCGATTAATCCCTGCGTAAAAACGAAGGGGTAGATATATACACGTACGCTCTCACCTGGAATCGCGTGAAAGCCGCTGCGAAGCCCCAAAAGATCGCGTATATAATAAAAAAACCTAGGAAAAATAGGTTTAATAGGGTTAATTAGGTTAGACCCTTATTTTCATTGAAAAAGTTAATCCTCTCACCCTACCGGAATGCGGGATTAACGGGGCATAGAACAGGATTAAATCATATGAGAGCCTATGGGCTACGATCAGAGCCATCGCCCACCTACGGGGCTGCGCTGACAGAGCGCCCATCTATCCGATACCGTTGTGTCACAAGGTGTTAGTGACACATGAGCCATGCAACCATCGTCACATCCCACTACCGGTAGTGATGGTGACGGTTTGCAGGCACGACAAAACGCCGGCCAAGGAAACCTGGCCGGCGTTGTGGTAGTGACGCGGTGTTAGGCGCATAAGACCGCAGTCTTGAGCGCATCGCTACACGGCACCGATGTGGCAGCGTTAGCGCGGCGTGAGTGACGCAACGCGCCAGCCGTGCCCACGAAGAAATAGCGCGCTTGGCGCTGGCCGCATTCACTCGCGGGGCGAACGAACATCGTGTACTTGTTGCGCTTGGGCATTGGCTCGCAACCGAGCTTCGCCAGCCCAAGGCAATACGCATCGTGTAGTGTCATATGTCATGCTCCTATGTGAGGGGGCGGCACCACTGCCGCCCCCACTACCCGTAGTGGCGATTACTCGCCAGTTAGGTCATCAAGCGCATTCTCGATCGCAGCCGCTTTGCCCTTGGGAGCGGCCGGAGTGCTGAGCACGGTACGGGCCTTGGCGACACGTTCCTGCGCTTTGGCCGCCTTCGCAGCCTCGATCGCCGCCTTTGCTTTCGCCTTGGCGAACGTGTCGGCGTCCAGATCTTCCGCCAGCAGCAGGATCTCGTCCAATTCCCCTACGGGGAACTCCGCCTTGATCGCCTCGATCGCCTTGACGAGCTTGGCGATCACACGGGCCGCCGCCTTGGGGTCCGCCTTGTCGGCGCTCTGCTTGGCGCCAGCAATGGCGTACGGGTCGCTGGCATCGCCGTGATCGGTCGCAATACGCTTGTCGGGCGTTCCTGCCTTGGGAGCCGGCATGTCGGCGTCTATGTGAGCCTGCAATACGCCCTTGCTACCCGCAACCATGTGGTAGCGCTTGGCGAACGCCTTGCGTAGCGGGTGACCGTCCGTTTGAGCGGATTGCTCCCACAACTCGCGGCTGTCCTCGAACGCCTCCACGACGTATTCACGAGCGGAAGGGTGCATCGCACGGCGCAGCTCGACCGCAAACTGCGCCAGTGACGCGCTAACGAGATTGTGTGCGCCCTTCCACTGCTCGACTGCCGCTTTAGCGGCGTCCGTGATGTGATCCGCAAGCCAGTCCTCGGCAGCGCTCAACGCCGCCATATCGCCCATAACCCGCTCACGCACCCCAGCCGCTTCCGTGGCCGCATCCTGCGCCGCATCATCGGCAGGCTTGAGCGTCGTGAAGGCATCCATGATCGCCTTCGTGATGACGCTCGTCTGCGTCTCGCTGTCGGGCTTGGGAGTGACCGCTTGCACTTCCGCTGCGGTCATGTTCACGTTCGGTCGTATCGTCATGTCAGGCTCCGTATGTCAGGTGAATGTCGTGATTGACACCAATGGCCGACGTGATTAATTGGCCGTCACTACCGGTAGTGGACGGCGGTTTTCACCAGCGAAGCTGGTCGTGCGTCATGACAGGTGTCATTCGCGTGTGTCATTACGCGTGTATGATACGCGGGTGCCCACCCCCGGACGGGTAGGCTGCCCATGGGTGCCACGCGAGGCCCCGCCGTCAGGTACCGCGTAACCACGAGATCGTCAAAAATTTGCCTCTACTGCCAATAACTGTTATAATCCCGGCATGTCTCCTGGAGACTCAATGACGCAGCCGCCGGACCCACACGCCGTGGGCTGGTACTTCGAGCACCGGATACGGTCGCTTTCGGGTTATACGCTTCAGCAGGCCGCTATGAACGATCTGCTTTGGCGGATCATCTGTGAGCGGGGTGTAGAGGGCGGTCTTAGGCTCCTGGAGGCCGACCAGAACCCCGTTGTTAACACAGGAGCCTCCATAGACCCATGTGTTAACAGGGATCGCCACGCGCCCGGTTATATGCGGGACTACATGCGGAAGAGACGGGCTGCTGCACCTGCCTGATGCCCAGACGCACCGGCACCCCAGCCATGCCCCCACCGCATACCGGTTATACCCTCCGCCGGTACTGTGGATTGTGGGTTGATTTCCGCCGTTACTCCAGCGTCGAATAGCCGTTAACCATAATTATGAACGGGAGGAGGGTACGCTCTGTGAGAAATTACTTCGGCGGACTCCACCAGTTCCCCACCAATATCACTGGCCGGTACCGGATCGCAGTGCTCGCCGACGTGGTTTTGTCGGGGCCGAATAATTATCTTTCGCAGGTTGATTATTTTTTGGGCGTTGCGTCTCGTCGTGATATATCTGACGCGCTTTATCTCGGACCGTCTCTATCCCCCGTCGAGGTTGCTAGCTGGCCGCAGAAACCAAACCTGACGGCTTGGTGCCTGCACCCGCCCCTCGTCGCCTCGAACCTACCGGGTAACGGTCGCGACGATATGCGAGTAGCCCCTGTCGGGTTTGTCATCGCCCGTCCAGGATACATGATGCCACTGTTCCTGCACCGCTACGGTCACTTGCCGGCTACGTTTGCGAAGCGCACGGCGGATGCTGCTGTTCACCTCATAGGTGGACTGCCGCACCAAGGTGACAGAGAACTGCCTAACGGCGGCTATGAAATCTCGATCGGCACGTTTCCGTTTGCGGCTGCAATCGTCGAGTTGGAGCTTTCTGAAAGCGGCGAGTTAGTGTGCAGCGTACTGTATTGGCAACTGGATACCTCGCCACCCGGCGAGTGGGCGTGATCGAGGGCACGAGGTGGCGGCCGATTCGCTTAGATTCCGCTAGACACTATCAGATACCGCTGGACTGCGACATTATGCGCATATAATCTATCCACAGGCAGGGGTGCTTATGGGCCTCCCTAAAATATAATAATTTTAATAGCTTAGCTCGGTCGGCATGTGGTGCGGTGACATTTACCCACAACCGGTAGCGCGTTAGAATGCCCTACCGTTAACCACACATCTTGTGGACGGAGTTAAATTTGGGACGTTATAGCCTTGATGTGCGGGGGGATTCCCAGCGTCGAGTCCCCCCAGCCCCCTAGGGGGCTGGGGGGCGGGGGCAAACTGTCCGAGGAGATACTGGTGTGAAAACCACCAACCAACACCAACCGGTGAGTCTGATGACGGGCGGCGGCAAGTCTAGACCTCAGTCTAGACTTGGCCGCGTACCGGCGCCTCCTGTCACAACTACCGGACATTAACCAGGAAGCCCAGGCCATCGCGGACTGGCTTAAAGATCGCGAAGGCGCTCAACGACGGCCCGAGCAGACTGCCAGGGTGCTAGCCCTGGCAGTCAAGCTCCACCTCGACGGCCAGAAACCCTGGCCGACGCGTCAACAGGTTGCCGACCATACCGGGGTGTCACTGCCGATGCTCGACGTGGTTATGTCACAAAGGCAGGCGACTAAAGATATCACGGTTTGGACCGCTACCGTGTCGGGTAACATCAAGAAACACGAGTCGGTCATCACCCAGCGGTTCATTCAACCGTCGGACGAGCTGATCGAAATCGTACGGAGGTCTATATTGCAGCGCACAAAAGATGAGAAAAATGCAAAACGTCGTGCGAAGACTAAAATCGCAACTGCCAGGCGCCGCCTGGCTCTAGCTTTTATGGGCCTGGTGCCGCCGGCCGTCAACTCGGTGTGAGCTTGCGAAGCAAGAGGCTGCGAGGTGGCGGGGCTGGTTGCGTTAACCAACGATACCGACTAGATAGCTAAGAGCCTGTTAGACGGCGAGTGAGGCGGGGGCGCGTCGTACGCGCCCCCACATAACCCCGTCCGCCAGTGGAGAGGGTGCTTTTGTCAGACTCCTGCTCTCTCGCGACTGGTCCACCAAACTAAACTCAGGGGAGCCGCGTACCGGCTCCCCTGTCATTTTTGCCCCGCCTCTTCCAACAGCCTTCTGACGACGTCGCACGGCTCTATTACGGACAACATCCGTCCGTCCGCCAGCCAGACCCCACAGCGCGCCGTCGGGTTGACCACTTTATTTCCCCCGCTCGTCGGCGCCTTGCCGTGCAATGCGGTGACCTGATCCGGCGCCACCGCGACCTCTCCGCCATCAGCCCGGTGCAACAGCACCATGAGCGACAATGCGGCAACTAGCTTCATGTCCAGCCGGCGGCGCTGACTTCCGGTTGGCGGTTAAACCCGTCAAAGAACCTACGCTCGCGCGCCAGCACGCGACCCGTCAGGTTCGCCTGGGTACCGAGACAAAAATATTGGAGGGCGTCACAGATATCAGACCAAGGGTGTAATTTTTCAGGGATATCATCAAACTGCCCGTCCCTCCTCCTACGGTACCGGTAGTTATTCCCCAGCGCCCGGATCAGGGTTGGGCACCCAGCCCGGCTTATCTGTAAGCCGGGCTCGCCCATAACGGTTAACCTCAACAACCTCTCGACAGCTAATAATCTCCCGTTAATCTCGTTGGTACTGGCAGGGTAAGCCAGAAATCCTAAACTCTTCAAAACATCAAACGGCGTCTCCTCGGTAACCTGAGATCTTTGTTTACCCGCAGGGTCGCCAACGATAAACACCCTTCGCCCCGCGAAGGGCGGGTTTAATAAAATAGGCTTAAGATGCTCTTCGACCATTTGGAGCAACCCCATGCCCTCGGTGATGACTTCCTTCATCAGGATGGCGCGGCCATAATTATCGTGTTGGCCTATTATGGCGCAGGGGGTGCGGCCAAAATCCAGCCCAACCATGACCGGTTTGTTTGGGTTAACCACCACCCCCATGTCACGTACGTGCGTCGGGGCGTGAAACGTCTTACGAAAAACCGCCTGACCAGCATTGCTGGTCCCCCACTGGGATTCCACATGTACCGTGGTCCAGTCGACGTCGTGGTCCTCCATTAGGTCCTGATAATAACCATCAGGTAAATTATCTACGTTCTCCGCTGTCGGCCCAAGGGCCGACGGTTGGTGGTACAATCCCCATCCGGGTCGCGGGTTGAGCACCATTCGTTCATGATAAGGCGAATCCGTGTCCCAGGGGTTAGTGTCGCAGATAATCCCGCGCCAGCTCGAACCGCCCAGCGCCTTACTTGGATATCTACCGACGCGTCCCAACAACGGCCGGATAATTTCGAACGGCACCTCTCGTAATTCATTGATCCACGCCCCGGACAACTGCAAGCTCAATAATCTACGGACGTCATCCTTACTGTCGAGAGGTAACAACATCCAGTCTGAATGGACACTGGTACCGTCCGGTAATCTAAGCCTGAGTTGGATTGTCGAGTCGGTGGTATAATAGTGCGCGCAGCTTCCGAGGTACTGCATGGTGTCCGCCATAACAGTCTGCCGCAACTGTTGCAGCGTATTACGTATGCAGGCCCATCTGGTATAACGAACGCCGTTATAGGGCTTTTGCTCACATGACCTCCTGAGTAACTCCATGATACAGCCCATTGTTTTTCCGCTGCCTAGCGGACCAACAATCACTCTGATACGATGGGTGTCATCGCGCATAAAATCCTGAACCGTGGGCGGGGGGGTGTAGTAGAGCATTTAATCAGATCTCGACCTGGTCTTCTTCGAAGTCCTCTTCTACCCCCGACGGCGCTGCGATCGGCGCGATCGCCGTCAGGGGAGGGATTTCCTCGTCCACTACCGTAGTGGCCTGGATGTTCAGGGCTTCTCGACCTCCAGCGAAATTAATCACCAGGTTAAACGGCTGCCCGGCGTCCTTACCTGTCTGCTGCTTTGCAGCAGCAGACAGGCCGTCGAGCCCCGCCCCTCGTTGGATCTGCTTAAACCCGTCGATGCGCGCGCTCAGGGGCGTGCGGGGATCGGCAACGAGGCCAGCCATCGGGATGATTAATTCCTCGGTCGCCTGGAGGAATTTCATCCGTACGCGCTCTTCCGAGGCGCCGTCTGATTCAAACAACGCGTGTAATTTCCTGGCTCGCTGGACCACCGCTGGGTGGCTCTTGAGGTAGGATTTAAGTTCCTCGACCCCGCCCAACCCGTACCGATGGGCGATCACCTCGGGTTTATGAAGTTTGGTCGCGAGGTCGTAGGTGAGGCGCATGATCAGCGCGTCGTCGAGCTGCGGGTTGTCATCCAGGACTAAAATCTCCTGGTCTCCATCCCCCAGATCTGCCAGACCCGCCATAGATCACCCACTACAGGTTGTTGCGCTCTGATTCGTTCCGAGTTATATGGTATAACAGTTCTAATTTGGCGGGGCTACTCCGTGCAAGGAGCGCTGCCTGGCCCGGCGTCAGTCCGGCCTAACGTGATCCCGCTCAAGGGTGAGGGGCCTGGATTCCTGCGCGTGGTGACTCCGGCGCAGGTCAACGCCCAGGAGCAGGCGGCTAACGCTCCAAAAATTACTCAGGAGCAGGCAGATAACCTCGCCGCCTACGTACGTAGGCGGTGGGAGGCGATGCGGAGCCACCGTAACGGCGGGAATAACTCTCTTAGTTCCCGCCTGCTACGCGCCCAGCGTATGTTCGAGGGGCAATACGAGCCCGCCAAGCTCCAGGAAATCCGCCGGTTCGGGGGTTCAGAAGTCTATTCGCGGATGGTCGCGGTTAAATGTCGAGGAGCAACAGCGTTGCTCCGAGACGTGTATCTCGGAGCTGAGCGCCCCTGGACGATAGAACCTCAGCCCGATCCCCCGGTACCGCCTGGCGTGATGGCGTCGATCGCCACGCTGATCTCGACCGAGGCGATGCAGGAAACGATGCAGGCGCAGAAGCCTCCCGACCAGGAGCAGGTTCACAACCGTTATATCAACCTGGTCCGCCAGGCTCAGAACGCCGCCCGTAGGACCGCCATGTCTCAGTCCGAGGCGGCATCTAACAAGGTGGACGACATCCTGCAGTCGGGGCGGTTTTACGACGCGCTCGCTGAGTATCTGGTTGACGTCGCGCTGTTTCCGTTCGCGGTCCTGAAGGGGCCGGTGGTTCGGATGGTCCCAAAGCTGACCTGGGTCAATCGCGCCCCCGAGATGAACACCGTGCCGCAACTGTTTTGGGAGAGGATAGATCCCTTTAATTTTTACTGGGGTCCCGGCGACGTAGACATAGATCACGCCGAGATCATCGAAAGAAAGAAGTTAACTCGCGGCGACTTAAATGACGTCTTGGGGCTTCCGGGGTACGATGACAACGCGATTCGAGGGGCGCTGAACGATTACGCTCTCGGGCTGCGGGACTGGATGGACGCGCCGGACACCGAAGCGGCTCTCTCCGTAGGGAGAGAGTCGCCGCAGGCTAATCAGAGCAACCTGATCGACGCGATCGAGTATCATGGTTCGATTCAAGGCCAGGTGCTTCTCGACAACGGGTTCGACGAGAAGAAAATACCCGATCCCGATCGCGATTATCTGGTTCAGACGTGGGTCGTTGGTAGATATACGATCAAAGTTCAGCTCAGCCCAAGTCCACGGCAGCGGCATCCTTATTACGTTACGTCGTTCGAGAAGGTGCCGGGAACTATCGCCGGTCATGGACTTCCTGATATTCTAGAGGATCTCCAAGAAATAGCCAACGCGACGCTGCGTGCCTTAGTAAACAACATGAGCATCTCGTCCGGTCCGCAGGTTGTAATCAATACTGAGCTGCTCGACCCGACGACCAACGAAGATCAGTTATATCCCTGGAAACGCTGGAAGGTAAACTCTGATCCCCTGGGCGCTACCAGGGAACCTGTAACATTTTTCCAGCCACAAAGCAATGCGCAAGAACTCATGCAGATCTATCAGGGCATGAGCGCGCTGGGCGATGATATATCTGCGATACCGAGATATGTAACCGGCGAGAGTTTATCAGGTGGCGCCGGGCGTACCGCGTCTGGTTTAAGTATGTTGATGGGCAATGCTCAGAAGGTTTTACAAACTGTAGCTGCGAACATTGATATTGATGTAATGCGCGGCGTGCTCTCTAGTCTTTACGACATGATAATGCTTACCGATAGAACTGGTCTTCTGTCTGGCGACGAGCAAATTAAGGTAAACGGAGTTGTGGTTGCGCTCCAGAAAGAGACCGAGCACCAGAAGCAGCTGCAATTTCTGCAAATCACCGGTAATCCGGTTGATCTGGAGATTATCGGGCAGGTGGGACGCGCTAGAGTCCTACGGTCTCTGGCCCAAGGACTCGGCATGCCCGATGATATTGTGCCCGATGACGAGACCGTTCAACAGAAAGCCGACCAGCAGAAGCAAATGCAGGCTCAGATGATGCAGGCACAAGCTGTCGCTGGTTTGGTTGGTGCGGCTGGCGGTCCGGCTGCTGCTGGCGGCGCACCTGGGGCGCCGGGCGGAGCAGGAACTGCTCTGCCCGGCGGGTCTCAGGCACCCCCTCCACCGGCATCGCATAGCCAGGTGGCACCGCCTGTTAATACTGTCCAACCACGCGCGGCTTGATAGACCTAGAGGAGAAGTTAGATGGCGACATACGGGCAGAGTAAATCCGAGGGCGTCAAGTCGATGCCGGCGCATCAGGGCGGCGGCGATAGCGGCGGCGGTCATCCGCCGACCGGCAGCTCGCGCAGCTATCCCAAGGGCGGCTCGAAGCCCGGTAACTCCCAATCCGCGCCGTTTAACCCACAAAAGGTCGCGGCGTCTAAGATCTACGTGGACGGTGTTTGATGCGCTCGTACCCGACCAGGATGGGTAGTTATCTCCCTCCAG